GCGGAGCCAGCTCAGGTTCGCGGGTCCGGCGGATCGAAGGGTGACGCTCGAGCGTCGCGTCGATCTCGGCGTCCGTCGGGAACAGCTCAAACAGGCGAGGCTGTTCTTCCTCGAGAACGGTAAACAGGTCACTCATGGCGGACATTTGTCCCTCCTATGTTTCGTCGGGGCTGTCGGCCTTCTGGCCGACGTCTGGAACAGTACCGACTCGCTTCGGGAATGTCCAGAACCTATTCGGCGGGGATTTCGGCGAGGAGCTTTTCGAAGACGCCCTGGACCCATTCCACAGAGTCCGCCGCGAACGGGCAGAGCTCGACGTGGATCCAGTCCGCCCACGCCTGGCCGCCGCCGGAGATCGCTCCAGGTTTCGCGTTCTGCCAGGTTCCACGGTCACAGCGCCAGGTGCGGCCGCCGCCGAGTCCCTTCGGATACGAGTAATCGACGATCAGCTCGACGCCGAGCTCGTCGGCGTTCTTCACGAGGAAGTCAAGCCAAGTCTGGACGTAGGTCCGGCTCGAGCCTGGGAACCTGGCCGTCTTGCGGAATGAGAGATCGACGGCGCGGCCGGTCGCGTGGATTGAGAGCGTCGACTTCCCTCGAGCGTTCCGGATCGCAAGCGTTCCGTTATTCCACAGCTTCCCGCCGGTCAGGTATTGGACGAGCGCGGCGAAGTGTTCCGTCCCTGGCCGTTTCCGTTTCGCGATTCCGTCTTTCGCGCCTGTGTACGGTCTGCTCATTTCGTTTTCTCCTTCGGTCCGATAATGGGCGGCGACGGGGTTCCGGATCACGCCTGGATTCCGTTCCCGATTCCATAGAACACGATCGCGGTAATGATCGGAAGTCCGGCCTCTGTGGTGATGCGGCCGAGCGCGAGAAGGAGCGTCACACAGCACAGCGCGACGAGCAGGATCAGAGCCTTAGGCGGGTTAACGCTCATCTCAGTATTCCGCGTCCACGACCCAATGCCCGAAAAACTGGCAAGCCGCATAGTTCGCTCCTATTTGGCCATAAACGCGCATCGTGAACTCACTCTTTAGATCCAAGGTCACGACGGTATTCGTAGTAGCTACGCCGCTTCGGACATAAAGCCAGTTTGCGACAGTCCCTAGGTCGGTGTATCCGGTAGCGGTGTAAGTGTTGTTTCTTTTTGGGACGCGGAAAGTCATCATCGCCTGAGCGAGGCCGGTCGAGTCGCTAACGCCTTGGAACACATACATTCCATTTGTGTCCACGGCTCCTGGTGCTGTACCGAGTCGATAGCTTTTTTCATAGTAACGCTGGCACAGCATGAGCTCGACGCCGAACGGCCGACGCTCGAATGGTGTCGCGCGCGTTCCGCGTTCCACTTGGACGCCCCAAACCTCAATCGTGGCGTTCTGGATTCCCAGCATTCCGGTTCGCGTGTTAAACGTCGAGCCGGCAGACGTCCATAAAAAGAGCGATAGGTAATGGTCGCCGTTAGTTCCGAAAACCTTAGTGCTCAAGTTAGGAAGCGTAACGCTTAACTGGTAGCGCGTCCAGTTTGTCGATAGCTGAACCTTTCCGAGCAGGGTATTTACGTCGGCGCTTGGGGTTCCTCCTGTCCCGAAATACTGGCCGAGCTCGACAGCGATCGACGGCGTTCCGGATCCGGCTCGCGCCCAGAATGAGACTGTTACAGGAGCGCCGGCGAAGGTGCGGACGTTCTCGATCGCCTGTTTAAGGATTGAGTGATCCCCTGCTCCGGATTGGCCAGAGGTGACGATTCGCGCATAGTTAGACGCTTCGTAGCCGGACGCGGCCGGCGATCCAGGAGTAAACGCTTGGGTGCTGTACGTCGTCGTTCCGCCGAATTTAAGCAGTTGCCAGCGATCGTGTCCGTAAGTCGTGGTTACAGTTGTCGAGCTGAAGACGCGCTGATTCACGGAGAAGTCGCCGTTAATGATCGCGTTCCGAAGGCCGCCGACGCCGATCGTACCCAGGAGCGAGTCGAAGCCGGTCGCGATCGTCCCCATAGCGGACGCGCCGTCCTTAACGTAGTCCGTTCCGGCGGGATAGGCGATCTGAAAGTTCGTCGTGTTCGGCATTAGCTAATCCATTCTGTAATCATGTCGTCCCACGTTAAAGCAGGATCCACGTCGTCCCATTCCACGGCGGCGGGGACGTCGCTCCACCATTGAGCCGGCCGGAACAGCTCCCAGTCCGCCAGGTAGAACTTGCGCTCCCAGAAGTCGCGGCCGATCGAGTCCGTGATTCCCTGGACGACGTAGCGGGTCGGAAGGCCGGTGTACAGCTCGGGAATGTCGACGACGGTCCCGATCACGGTCTGGTTTATGTATTGGAGCTGTCGGACTGTGCTCAGGGGTGCGAGCGGGATCGTGATAGCGGAGATCTGCCAGCCTGGATTCGTCAGGTTCGCTACCTGACGGTCAGCGATGTTCTGGGCGTTCGTGAGATCGGTCGCGTAAGTCGCCAGGCTCGTTTCGTAGACGCCGAAAGACGCTATGTCGGCCGCGTCCTCGGCGGTGGCGGTTCCGGACGCGTAGTCGACCTGTGCGCGGTTAACTTTCGTCCCGATCGTTTTCGTCATTTGCCAGTCGTTCACGATTTCGTCGCCGGTGATCGTGAACGGCGGAACCGGCCAGGTGGACGGTCTGAAATAGTTCTGATCCTTAAAGTAGAGCTGGCCGCCTGGCCCCTCGAACAGAAAGCCGTTCGGAGCTGACGCGGCGACAGTCTGGAGAACAGTTATCCCGCTGGCGTTCGTGAGCGTAGGGACCGTGACGAGCTCGGGGACAGGTCCGAGCTGGCCGACGATTACACCAGGGCCGCCGGCCGCTCCCCAGAGATCATTTAGATAGTTGTTATAAAGGTCCGTAAACACGTCGTCGAACTCTCCGCCGAACGTGGTAATCGAGTCGATCGTTCCGCGGCCGAGCCTTGAGAAGCCGTCCGAAACGGCGGTGATTTGGAGCGTGTCCTTATCGAAAGAAACATCTGTGATTAGTCCGCCGAACAGGCCGAAACCCTGGGCCACATTGTCCACTCGGATTTCATTCCCGAGGCCGAAAGTCGTCGGATCTATGGATCCGATACTCGAGTCATAAACGAAACGAATCGACGCGCGATTAGAGGAAACGCTTGACGTAAAGTCCTGGCGGCCGAAGTTCAGCTGGATTCCCTGGAGAACGTAGTCACGGACGTTCGTAAAGATGAGCGTCGCGGGATCCTTTATCCGGACGTCGACGTTCACAGCGCGGACACGTTCCCGAGTCGAGCCTGGTCCTGGAGGAGGATCCGGCGGATCTGCTGAGCGACAGCTGACGGATCGAGCGCGCCGGTGACGTTAATCGTGATCCCGCCGACGCCGGCGCGCTGAGCGTTACGGCCGGACAGCGGGACCACGGCCTCGGGGCCGGCTTCTCCGATTAGCGCGAGCGTCGGACTGTTTACGATGCCGCCGCGCGCCAGCTTCGGGATAATGTCCGGCGGATCGCCGAAGTTTACGAACGGACCCAGGGAAGCGTCGAGGGCGTTAACGGCGCTTCGGACGGCGCTATTTACTGGGCCGGCGACGAGCGTATTCCAGCCGCCTTTTAGCGCGCCGATAAAAGCGTCCTTTAGTTTCGTCGCGAAGTCTCCCGCCTTGCTGAGGAGCTTCCCGAAGCCGTCGGCGATTCCGTCGATGATCGCGCCGCCGACGTCCTTTCCGGCGTTAAACACGGCGACGACGAGACCGAGGAAGACGCCAGGGATCGCCTTCACGATTTCGAGAATAAAGCTGGCGAGGCCGCTCAGCACCTTAGGCGCAAGCTGGAAAACCCAGCCTATAAGAGCTTCGCCGAGCTTGATCGCCTGCTCCGCGAGCTTCGGGATCGCGTCCGTGACGATCCAGAGCGCGATCGCGCCGAGGAGTTTCCCGAGCTCTTTCAGCATGGGCGCGATCCTGGGCGCGATCCAGTCGACGAGCGCGTTCCCGAGCTCTATCAGCTTGTCGACGAGGAGCGGCAGTCCGGTATCCAAGATCCACGCGCCGAGAGCCGCGAGAAGCTCGCCGAGTTTCTGAATCGCCGGTCGGATCCGCGGTCCTATCCAGTCGATTAACGCCTGGCCGAGCTCGGCCAGTTTCTCGCCGAGTAACGGAAGGCCGGTATCTATGAGCCAGCGGCCTAGGGACAGAAGGAGATCCTTTACTTTCTCGAGCGCCGGCGGGAGCGCTTTCTTTATTTCGTCGCCGGCGAGCCGGACGACGCCAGCGAAACCTTTCTTTCCGAAGACGTCGGCGACCTTCTCGACGATAGGGATCACACGATCCGAGAGGAAGCTCGCGATCTTTAGCGCGATCGGGAGGAGCGCCGTCCCGATTTCGGCGACGACGTTCTCGAGCGACGCTTTTAGGATCCGCGTCTTATTCGCGAGGCCGTCGGACGTGCGCGCGAAGTCTCCCTGGGCGTCAGCGG